TTGTTAGCTGCGTTTCTTGCTATACTACCCATTTATATAACTCCTTTAATTTCTTTATACGAACAAAGTGAGTGTAAAGCTATGCTCACCATTATGATAATCTCAAGTATCTTACAGTAATTTCTGCTAGATTTGCTGGTGCAGTAGCAAATGTTAAAGTTGTACCTGATATTGTGTAGTCATCAGTTGGAACTAAAGTTAATCCATTTACAACAACTAATACATCAGCAACAGCTCTTCCAGCATCTATTGTAATTGTTGTAGCTGAACCATTACCAGTAAAGTTAGCTGATGAGTAAGCACCACCTAATGCTAAATATCTATAAGTAATCTCAGCAGATGAAGCTGGAGCTGTTGTGAAAGTTAATGTAGTTCCTGATATTGTATAATCTGTTGTAGGTGTTAATTGAAATCCATTTACAAATACCAATACATCTTCAACTGTTCTACCAGATGAAATTGTAAAAGCTGTTGTAGATCCATTGCCTGTGGCAGTACCTGATGTATAGGTATATATAAACTGAGGATCTTTTCCTACGTATGGCATAATTAAATTCTATCCTTTACTTCCCAGTTTACAATAGATTCATTCCAAGAGTAATATTGATTATCTTCTAATTCTGTTGTTGGCATAGCAACTGGAGATTCCCAAAGACAAGTATCTTCGTTTAATATCCAAGAGTTAAAAGGTTTAGGTGGAATGAAAGCATCTCTTGTTTGATCGTAAGTAAAACCAATACCAGCAAAGTTTTTTCTAATATTTCCATTGTATGAAGTTTGTTTCCAAACATCTCTAGTGTTGTAAAGTCTATTAATAAAATCTACTCCAGCTTGTTCAGTAGTTGCAATATCATTAGATACTACAATTACTTGTTCAACTATATTTCCTGTTCCTAGTTTTGCAAAGTGTGCCATTATGCTGTGTAACTCCCTGATGCGTTAAATACTAATATTGTATCTGAACCTGATGTAGAAACTGTAGGTGAACCAGTTGTAGTTCCTGAATAGTTAGCAGTTGCCATACGAAGTATTACAACTCCTGAGCCACCACTTCCTCCATTTCCTCCACCAGGTGTTCCACCATTTCCTCCACCGCCACCACCGCCTGTATTTACTGTACCATTACCTGCAACTGTAGAACTTTGAACACCTCCTGTACCACCTCCACCAGTGCCAGCATCTTTTGTACCTGATCTTGAACCACCTGAACCTCCACCGCCTCTATCAACAGCAGAACCAGTTATAGAAGATGATAAGCCATCTCCACCAAATCCTGCTCCATCTGTGTTTCCAGCTTCAGCAGCTCCACCTCCTCCACCACCAATAGTACCTGAAGTTGTTCCAACACCACCATTAAAACCTTGATTAGCTGTTCCATTTCCACCTGCATCAGCATTTAAGTAATTGCCACCACCACCAGAACCACCATTTCCACCAGTTGATTCGCTTGGTCTTGAACCTCCTCCTCCACCTCCTGAAGATGTAATTGTTGTAATTCCTGTTCCTGAAATTGAACTATTAACTCCTACTACACCTCTTGCAGAACCACTAGTAGCACCAGCACCTCCTCCTCCTACTGTAACTGTATAAACTGTTCCTATTGTAAATGATAAACTTGCTTCTGAACTTCCTCCTCCACCAGATGTTTCTGTTGAATATGAATTTCTATATCCTCCTGCACCACCTGCTCCTGCATCATCAAATCCACCACCTCCTCCTCCAGCTATTACTAAAAAATCTACTGAATATGATGTTGGAGATAAAGCATCTGTTCCTTCATTTATACCAGATGAAGCTAACCAACCTTGTGTTGAATCTATATATGTTAATGTTGCACCTTCTCTTTCACCTGTTAATCTTAAATTATCTGTTCCACCTTCTATTTTATTTCCATTAGGATTAATTGTTAAAGCATTTGTGTCAAAAGTTCCTGCGTAATCTAATAATATAATTGTATCTCCAACAGAAGGAGTTGCAGGAAGTGTTACTGTGAAAGCAGCTGAAGTTGTGTTACAAGGATAACCTCTACCAGCAACAGCAGTAAAACCAGTTGTTTGAACTGATTGCCAAGTAATTAATCCTGATATTCCAGAAGCTAAATCAGCAGCACTAATAATACCATTAGGTATATCGTCTGATGTTAAAGGTGCATTGGTAGGTTTTCTTCCGACAAATCCCATATTTTTATTTCCTATGAACTAATATCGTCAACTGTTGATACCCAAATATCTAATGATGAAGCTGCACTTGATACAACTTTTAAAGCATCACCAGATTGAACAACAAATTTAGCTCCACCATCAAGAACTTGTAAAGCAGAACCTGCTGGGATTGGAGCATCTTTGACTAAATAAATATCGTTTGTGCCATCGTTAATATAAACTGATGCAGTAACTGCAGATGCTGTAACATTCGCTACAGATATTCCCACAACTGTATCATAACTATTTGCTGTAAATAATGTTGCTGCTGATACTCCAACATCATTACTTGTAAATCTTCTAAAATTTTGTGCCATATTTTATTTCCTATGTTAATTTCTACTGTTGTTTAAATATTTAATTGCATTATTTAATAAGTCAATGTTATCTTTTAACAAACCTATTCCGGTATTGCAATCACTACATAACAAACCTCTAATTTTACTTGTAGTATGACAATGATCTACTGCAAATGCTCTTAGTTTTTTTCTGTAATACCCATTATTATCTACTCCGCAAATTGAACACTTACCATTTTGCTTGGTTAATAATTCATTATAATCTTGTAAAGATATTCCGTATGCTTTTTGTAATTTACTATTTTTATCTATTTTGTAATCGTAAATATTATAACACTCTTTACATTTTGATGTAGTTTTAAATTTACCTAACTTGTTTTTATAAAATTTAATTAATGGATAAGTATTTTTACAAGAAGTACATTCTCTTTGTTGCATAACTCAGAGAGCTATACTCATAGCAATAGCAAAACCTGCTCCTGCTTTGTTGTCTATTTGAGTTTGAATAGCTGAAGTTACACCATTCAAATAACCAAATTCTGTATTATCTACTGTACCTGTTCCAATTTTAGTAGCAGCTATTGAATTAACTGCAATGTTAATTGTTCCAGATGCTGTTACCGGTGAGTTAGTTACTGTAAATTCTGAAGATCCTGCATCAGCTAAACCTACGGAAGTTACTGTTCCGCCTGAGCTTGGAAATACTTGTGTATATGAAATTGAACTAGAACCAAGTGTAGCACTTGTGTCTGTAGTGCATAAAAATAAATCGTCAGCATGAGTAGAACCCTCTGATACTAAAATTAATTGTCCAGCTAATTCTGATATTGTGTCATATTCTGTATCTCTTGAAGCAGCACCTGAAGCTACAACAGTATATAAACCATTTTGAGATGCAGTAGATTGATCTTTTAATAAAACTCTATTTCCTGTTACTAATGTAATACCATCTAATGTATCACCGTTTTCTAATCCAGAAGATATAGCTACGTTAGTAGTAGAAGCAACTCTTGCAACAGCTCTTGTTCTAAGTCCAGCAACTAAATTATCAACATAGTTTTTAGTAGCGGCTTCAGATGTAGATGAAGGATCACCTAATCCTGTAATTGTTCCACCAGTTACAGCAACGTTATTTGCATTTTGAGTTGCAATAGTTCCTAATCCTAAATTAGTTCTTGCAGTAGATGTAGAAGATACATCTGATAAATTATTTGAATTTGTTAGTTTAGTTCCTAATTGAGTTTGAACTGCAGAAGTTACTCCACTTAAATATCCTAGTTCTGTGTCAGTAGTTGCAGATACTGCAATCTTTGAAGATGAGTTAGATATAACTGCTCTTGAAGCTGTTAAAGATTCTGTATCAATTGTAGTTGCTGATCCAGTAATCGTTGCTTGCTTTGCATCTAATTGAGTTTGAATAGCACTTGTTACTCCAGATACATAACCTAATTCTGTAGATGTAACTGTAGTTACAGCAACCTTACCAGAAGCATTTGAAGCTAAAGCTCTGCTTGCTGTTAAATCTGCTGATGTAATTGTAGTAGCGCCACCTGTAATTGTAGCTTCTTTAGTATTTAATTGTGTTTGTATTGCAGAAGTAACTCCGTCAAGATAACTGAATTCTGTATTTGAAACTGCACCGCCACCGATTTTAGCTGCGTCAATTGCTGCTGATGCAGAAATCTTAGCATTAGTAATTACTAGTTCTGGTATTGAATCATTTGTTTTAGATAAAGCACCAAGATAAATTGTAATAGTTTCATTAGATAATGAACCACTATCCCAAGTTACTGTTACAGTTGTGTTAGTTGAAAATGTAGTTGCACTAATTGTTCCGTAAATAGTTCCTGTAGAAGAACCGATTGCTTTAACTCTACGACCAACATGATAAAAGCTTGTAACGTCTGCACTTGATACTGTGAATGAAGTTGATGAAGCATAAGTAATTGTAAATGTACTATCTCCGTCTCCATAAATAACCCATTGAGAATCATTATACCATTCTCTAATATCAGCTGTTAGACCTCTAAATGCGTTATTGATATTTGAAGGTAACATTCCTTCAGCAATACTAATTCCACCTATTGATGTATTACTACCTGCTGTTGAACTATAATCTTTTATTCCTGCCATATTAATCTCCTAAGAACCATGAGAAAACTTTATCGTTTTCTGTATTAAATTTATTTATATATGTATTTACCGCTTCTTCAATCTGTCTTTGAAAATATTCTTGTGTCTCAAATGAATACCTAACATTATCTATATCTTTTTCAATAACATCTACCATTATCTATATCCTGCTTTACTTGCAACAAAATCTACACCTTGTGCATTATGCCAATTTGTACCTGAAGCAACTTTAATATTAGCTCTAACATATCTTCCTGATTTTCTTACAGGATTAATACCACTATTTGTCATAGTAGATACACTAGATTGTGTAATATCATCTGCAAGACGCTCTCTTGTTTTAAGAGTAACTGTTGCTGTAGCATCTACTACTGGTCTTACACCAGTTATGTTTGCTCTTGCTCCTGGAAATATTTCAAACTCTGATGTTTCTATTTCTGCTTCTAATTGATTTCCAGAAAAGATAGCAGCTTTATAGTTACTATCAATTGCACCTAAATACAACTGTCCACCAGACCAGAAATCTGTGTCTAATGCAATGTTAATATCATCTAAGTCTTGAGATATAATATCCATTAACTCAACTGTATAAGCGCCAACGAACTGAGAAAATATTTGGCTAGCACTAACTTCTGCTAAAGACCATTTCTGAGTTGCATAATTATAAATTAAAATTCTATCACAAATACCAGTTGTATTATTTGTATTGTTAGATGATGGATATAACCACATCGCTAATTGATTAAATGGATCTACTGTTGCAACAATTCTATCTGTGTATGCTTTGTTTAAATTGCCATCAAAAAATCTATTAACTTTTTCAGCTCCAATAGCAATTACGTTATCACCATCTATTTGAAAAAATCCGTCATCAGCATAAAAGAATACTCTTCTATTATCTTGACAAATAGTTTTTCCATAAACTGCACCTCTGTTTGGAGATATAACTGATAATCTAAATACAGTTGCACCACCTACATAGTCCATACGAATAATTTGGTTTTGTCTAAATACATAACCAATTTCCCCTGATGTAATTCCAACAACTCTTCCGCCTGAACCTGGTAAATCTTGAAAATCTGCAGACTTTGAACCTTCTGTCCAAGTTGAAATATCATTTATTCCAGACCATTGAATTCTATTTGTTGCACCAGATATGTTTCCTGTAACTAAAAAATCTCTAATAACTCCTGACATTCTAAATAGAGGTGGAGTTCCATCTGTAGCAATAGTTGATAAAGCAGCAAAGTTTGTAGATGTTCCCATTAAATAATATTGAGGAGCGTCTATTCCATTACTTGCTATAATGTAATTTCCAAATTGTGTGAATGTCCAGAAATCTGTATTGCCACCAGTTAAAGAACCTTTTCTTGATGTAAATGTTCCTGAATCTAATTGGTAAATATTAGTATTAGTTGCAACAAAGTTATAAACAGTATTAGTATTATCTCTGAATGACCCAGCACCCCTAGCATTTGATGAAATCGTATTTGAGCTGTAAGCAACCAAACTTTTAAATGGTTTGTAACCTTGTAAAGCATAATAAACATTCTTAGCAACGTTTGCACCTGGATTCAAGTGTTCTGGTTGATCTGGTAACCATTCACCAAAAGGTACTTGCATATTGATTATTCTGTTATTGTTGTAACGTATCTTCTTGTAAATGGAGAAGCTACTGTAACATCTGATCTAATTTGTAATGGTGATCCAGAATAAGCATCTTCTCTATCATTTAATTCAATTCTTTCTAAAGCTGTTTGATACATTTGCGACCATTGTTGAACTTGATTAGGATCAAATCCACCTAAAAAATTAGCGGCATGAAATAAACTACCGTATAAATAAACAGCAGGGTGATCTGCTAAAATATAATTAGAAGTATTACTTGAAGTTAATGGATCAAATTTTTTATAATAATTTAATATTCCTGAATAAGTTGAATCTGGTCTTGGAGCAAATCTAAATGTTGAACCTAATATTGTGTATGAACTTGGAACTCCTGTTGTTGAAGATGCTTTAACTGCATCCATTTGTGCAGGTGAAATAAAAGTCATTGGGAACTTTGCCCCATTACTTAAAATATAAAAATCTCTTACTTGTAAAAATCCTGTTGGAACGGTTTCTGTTTCAGCGTCAATTGTAATTGTAGTTTGCGCATGCATCTGACGTATTCTTAATTTAGCATTTAAGTCTGCTTCAGTAAGAACAATAAAATCATCTGATATTTCAGAAGTTAAATCTGATCTATTTAACCAATTGGCAATTGTTGTTTTTAATTCTGTATATGTACTTAAAGCCATTATAATCTACCTGGTGCTGTTCTAAACATTTGAAATTCAGAACTGTTTAATTTTTTTTTTAGTATTTTCTTTTGAACATCAGAAGGCAAAGCAAACCAATTTGAATTACCATTGTATTCTTTTGACCAAATTTCTAAAACTAACGTTGGAATAGAAGCAACTCTTTTTAAATCTTTAGACTTAGAGTAACCATTGTTATGAGAGTATAATTTTTTATTATGCTCAACAATAGGTTTGTAATCTATATTTCTTTCAATAACAACTTTATCACTATCTGAGTGATAAGTAGTTGTCATTAAACCATCTTTCTCAACTATCTTACTCATAGTCTAACTTATCTAAATGTATTTTATTACTTAGACATTTGACTAACAGAAGCAGTTCCGCCAGAAGATACTTGTATAAAGCTAATTTTCTGACCTGGATTTACTCTGATAATCTCAATTACGTTAGCTGGTAAATATGTATCACTAGAAGTCGCTGTTGGTGCAGCAGCTAATTTATAGTAGCAAGCTGTAGTTGCAGCAATTCTTATGTGATGTATTCCAGAAGCAAACGCAGCGCTAACCGCAGCTGTTCCTGTGTAAGCAACGTTTTCATTTGATACAACTGCAAAAGCTGGATCTGTGCTATTACCTGACATTATTCGTTCTCCTCATCTTCATCGTTAATATTTGTGTCAATATCATCATCGTCTTGACAATTTTCACACACCTTGTTTGATTGTTCGTATCTTAAATCTTCTAAGAGATCAATGATACTATCAATTCTATCATCTAAATTTAATTGTTTTTTCTTTTTAATCATTTTTTTCTCCGTAGTTAAATGGGGATATTGCTATCCCCACTATAATTATCGTCTAATGATAACAGTTATGTCTAATGGTTGAGTCGTAGATGACGCACCGTCAGAAGTAATTGTTATGTATTGACCCTCAGTAACATTGTTATTAGCTGTTGGTTCAGCAATATCAACGTCTCCAGCAGCAGATCCTGAGTGAGCAACTGTAAATCCACCACCTGTTACAGTAGTTCCATTTATAGCAGTTGTTACAGCAGCATTAGCTCCTGTGATTGCTCCACCTAATACAGAAATAATTTCAATAATTTTTCCATCATCAGGTACAGCAATGTTAACTGAACTAGCAGCAGACACATCGTCTAATCTAGCAGTTAAAAAGTAGTCATTAAGTGTTCTCATTTTTTTTTCCTTGTTTGCTTCGTTCCGTCTTTAGACTTCAAAGACCAAACTAAGTTAAGTTAGATATAGGGGAGAATAATCCCCCCTATATTTTTGGGTTATTATGACGTTGTTAAGTCAGCAATAATTCCTGAACCAGATTCTTGTCTAGATTCAAGAGTATATTCCACTAACAAGAATTGTTTCATAGCATCACCAGTTTTTGCTAAATCTTCTAAAGAGAAATCTCTTAAGAAAGCTACAGCGAAAAGCTCTGGAGTTAATACGAAAGCATCTCTAGCTCTTTGGAATCTGTTTGGTGTTACTTGTAAAGCACCGAAATCAGATTCGTACACATCAACAGCAGCAACTAATCTTTTGTTTTCAGCTGGGTCAAATCTTGTAGATCCACCTGTAAAACCAGAAAGTTTTTGTTTGTTGAAAGAACCAACCATAACCATTGAAGGGTCTCCACCGTTATCCCATACTGATTTGATAACAGTTTTTAGTTGATCTTCTGTGAACGCTCTTTGAGTTCCATCAGTTCTAGCATTTGTTCCAGAAGTTCCTGGAGCAGATCCGCCAGATCCAGCACTTTGGTTAGTTTTTAACCAAGATCCTAGTCCTGAAAGTTCTCTAGCTGTTGAGTCATCCCCAGCAACTTGAGCATTATTGTCGCAAAGTGATGTTTCCATATCTCTTTTAAGCTCTTTTGAAGCTTTAGAAATTTGGTAAGCAAGCTCAGAATTTCTTCCAGCTTTGTTAACCACTTCTAACGTTCCGGAAATGATAACAGATTTTGTAGAAATCTGAGTAACGTTTCCTCTTCTTGTTGTGCTAGACGGTGCAGAAAAAGATACTTCATCTCCTTCAATCTTAGCATTGTCTGCAGCAGCAGATGCTAATGTGTCTAGTTGCCATTCATGATTCACCGCAGTCGCTTTTGACTTTGCAATGCTTGACATGAAAGGCGTATCAGTTGGAGATATATTATAGATAATATCTGTAAGATCTTCTCTAAGTCCAACTGCATCATACTTACTATATGTGCCTGATACTTGTGCCATGTTTATTTTTCCTTATTTTTTTTTGTTGGTTATAATGTCATAGAAGATGCTTGCGGCATCGTTGACATTGCCTGATTTTTTGAGACGACCCAACTTTTCTTTACGCTTCTGAAAATTAATATCAGAGCTATCTTTTTTCACACCAGAAGATAAAAACTTACCTGGCTTAGATGCTTGCGCAGCTGAGAGAGGTTTAACGTTCTTCATATTTCTGTACTTTAAAGCATCATTCACTAGCATAACAATTCTATGGTCATAGATTTGTCCAACTTCAGAATCATTAAATCCGTAAGAATTTAAAAAATTTCTTAAATTGTTTTTAATTGAACTAGCTTTTTGAGCATCAGTAAATTCTGGCATTTTTTGTGCCAAGATTCTTTGTTGCTCTTGTACGTATGAGTTCAGTTGTCTTTGTTGTTCCTGTTGTAACTTCTGAGCAGCTTCCATCATCTTATCCTTTTTAAGTCTAATTTGACGTTCTACTTTTGTAGCTTCAACTGGATCTTCTTCATACAATTTATTCAGATCAACATTGTTGATTTCTGAATTTAATTGTTGTTGTGTAAAAGCAAGTATCTGATTTAATTCAGACAAACGTTTAGAATAGTCTTGCCTTTGTTGATCCGTTTCAGACTGGAATTGCTTTTTTTCAAAAGATAATTCTTCTGTCTTTCTACGGTAATCAGCATCTCTGGAATAACCTTTTTTTAATTCATCTAAGGTAACCTTTAATTCTTGACCTGCTACTTTTACAGTAAAGGTGGAATCAGGTTCTTTCTGAATGTTATCTGTTTGTTCTTGAGATACTTCAGTTTCAGAAACATCACTAGTCTCTTGTTCTGTTTCTGTTTGCGTTTCCTCTGTAACCTCAGGTTGATCTGTTTCAGATTCCTGATTTATTGGTTCTTCAGCAACGTCTTGTTGTTCTGTTTGAACTTGAGCTTCTTGCTCAACTTCAGTTTTTGCTTCTGGTTTTTTAACCTCAGCAATTTTTCCTGTTTGCGGATTAAGCAATCCAGAAATTGATTTTGCAGCTATCTGCACATCAGACGCAGCTCCCTTTGTGGGGTTAGCTTGGTACTCTGACATATTGTCTCCTTTTAGTTGAAGTTCCGCTATAAAGCGGTTGACCTATCCTAATTTTTATTATTAGAATTTTTGACCATCAATGGATTTTCTGAAATCTTCTAATTGCTTCTTAGCAAGTTTTCCAGTTTCCATTATCTCAATAAAGTGTTGTTCCACTTTTTGAACGATTTGAAATGCTAGCCATAATTTTTCTCTAGCATCTTGTTCGTTAACGCCTGTGTTTAACAGACTTTGAGAGTACAATTTTTTTAAATTCTCTATCGCTTCCACAAAGATTGGATTTGATAAACCAAGTCTTGCTTTCTCTGATCTACTTAATTCCGATTGGAGTTTCGTTTGATCCATTTCCTGCATTTAATTCCTGTACTTGTTGTCCAAATTCTTGCGTAGCTTTTTGTGCCGCTGTTAAATTCTTAGAAGCATTATTTAATCTAGCTTTAGTTAGATCTACTTCTCCTTGTAATTTTGCAACGTCAATCTGTGTATTATACTTTAACTCTAATTCTTTCATTTTTGTCTGAAAGTCAAGCTGCATTTTAGAACTGTCTAGTTGTAGTTCTTTAAATTGTAATTCTAAATCAGCTTGTTTTCTTTTGTTTTCACTATCTATTCTAGTGAATTCAATCTTTTCAATAGGTGTTAAAGCAGGTGCTTGTGGTGGTTGAACATACTGCATACCAACATCTGGGTTAACAAAGTAATTTTCTGTATTTTTAAGACCAGCATTTTCAATCATCTTAGATAACGTATTATAAATATTTTTTAAAGTTACCATTGGATATTCTTTATTGCCTTGCAAAGTAAATGCTTGCATTTGTTTTTCAAGAATACTGTTTAAAATAACTAATTGTTGTTCTTTAGAACCTGAACCTAATCCAACTACAATATTAATATTATATTTATCTTTCCATTCAGTTGGTCTTACTGGAATAAATACATTGTTTAATTGTACTAATCTTTCTACTTCTTGATACTTAACTGTTAATTCAAAAATCTTTTCAAATAATTCTTTAACGCCAGTCTCTGCAAATATTCTAGCAATTAACTCCATACGCATTTGTGTTTGCGTCATTAAAGTATTAATTCCTGTTGCAGTTTTATTTAAACTGTCAGCGTCTAATCCTTGTGCATATCTTGTAACACCAGTTCTAGTTTCTCTAACTGTGTCTAAGTATTCAAGTAATGGAAATGCTTGAGCAGAAATTGTTTGGTTCTGCATTGGTAACATAACTTGAGAAGGTGGTTGTTTTGTTCTTACAACTCCGCCTGGTCTAGCTGTTAGTAAATCATCAAGATTTACCATTCCATCCATAATCGCAATACGATTATTATTTGTCAGATACATATTATCTAACAACTGTCTTAAAACTGTAGATTTAATTAATTGAATATCTTGTACTAATTCAGAAACTGATCTGCCATAAAATCTATGTGGCATTGGTATTGGAGTTAACGAACAAAAAGGAATAGAATCAACTTCAACGTTTTCTAAAATATTATCTGCAGTATCTCCTATAACTGTAATCTTTCTTAATTCTGCAAGACCATCTCCATCAAAGTCTAATCTTACATAACATTCAAAAACATCAATTGCATCTGTAGAAGAGTCTGGTGATGAAGCAAAAGGATATTCGTCTATATCAGAATACCTAGTTAGTTTTTCAGAGTTAAAAATAATTTCTTGTGAGTGAGGTAATGCAGAGATAACATCTTTGTCATATCCCATTTGAATTAATTCAGTTCTAGTCTTAGTAGTTCTATGAGCTACAAAATTAGCATCTTGAATTGTTTTAGCGTTTCTTTGTATTAAAAATTCTTCTGGTGGTACGTTTTCAATTTTAACTCTACCTTCATCTGAGTGTCGTCTTATTTTAATGCTATGAAGTTTTGGTCTTGGTAAATTTAAAGCTTGACCTTGTTGCGCAGCAATTGCTTCTAGCGCTTTTATTTGTTCATCTTGAGATTCATCTTCTTCTTCAATGTGTTCAAGAACTTCTACATTCTTATCATTAATAATTGCTTGGTAAGAATCTTCGTTTAAATCTTCGTAAGTTTCATGTTCGTATTTTTTTGTCTCTTCCCAATAAACTTTAACGATACCATTTTTTTCTAAAAGAGCATCTTTGAACCAGCTATATAAAATTGTAAAACCTGGATTATCTTTATTAAAAATATAATTAATATAATTTGTTGCTTGTTCAGCAAGAGCAACATCTTCTGCTTTTACTGGTTCGCAAACAACCGTTCTGTCAGATGCTGTAAAAATTCTAAGAAGATTTGGAAGTATAGTTTCAATTGTATCTGCAACGTCAGTAGAGACAACTTGTGAGCGACCATCTATTTCAGTTCCTAGTTTTTCTCCTAGATAATATTCAATAGATTTTTTTCTTTGCTCAGATAATTGACCACCAAGATAACCTAATGCTCCATTAATTTCTGCATTAAGAATTGCTTTAATTTCTGTGTCTGATAATTTTGCCATATTAAATAATATAATTCGTATTTACTTCTATCTTTTTTTTCCAATTTGTCATCTCAATTCCGTAACCCACAACACCTGTTCTTAAAGCATCTGCGGCATGGCTTGCAAAATTGTGTATGGGTCTATTCCTAAAACATTGGTTTATGTCATCCCATTTTTTCTGGTAAGATTTTAAACATTCCATACCATAATGGCATTTGTTTTTGTCAAACCAACAGTTAGGCAAAACCTTTCTTACTGCTTCAATACCATCTTCTAAAGATAGTTTCGGCGCAACCTCAAATGCTATACCTAATTCTAAGGCAGTTTCCAACCTTGATTTTCCATAAGCCCCTAGTTCTCTAACCTTGATATCATGTGGAGCAATATGTCTTGAATACTTATAACCCTTGCTTTCAATAATATTAGCGTAGTGGTCTAATCCTTCGCCGGCGTTTTCGTAAAAATCTATTAATCTTATTTCACCTTTGTGTCTCTGTGCAAACCAAATCACAGTAGAATCATTCATTCCTAAATCCCACCATGTTTCAACCGGCAGCGCTTTGTCGTATAAATTTTCTATAACTCTATTTGTCTTTTCTAAGTTTTCAATAATAGCTCCATAGTAAGAACCTGTTATTGCAGCTTGAAAAGAACATTCAAATTCTTGTTCAAACAAATCCTCAGACATAATAGATTTGGCAGCTTTTAATTCATCATCATCTAGTATCTTTGTTTCAGATGCTCTGTGTATTGATGAATACCAACCTTCTGTCTTTTGAGCGTATTGGTATAATTCAAAAAAATAATTTTTGCCTTTTGGCGTTCCAATAAATACACACCAACCTTTCCTATCTGCCAAAGCTGGTCTTATGATTTCAGGAAATAAATTTGGTGCAATGCTTTGCGTTTCATCTAAAACACAACCATCTAAAAATATACCTCTTAATGCCTGGTCATTCTCAGCGCCAAGAATTGTAATCCTTGCGCCATTTGGAAAGTCAGCTCTTAATTCTGATTCGTTAAACTTAACACTTGGTATCTTGCCAGCAAAAGTTTTGATGTAATCCCAAGCTGTTGCTTTACCTTGTTTGAAAGTAGGAGAGATAAATGCGTACCTAGAATTTGGCTTCTTGGTGTACATCGCATCTCTAATCATGTGATTAATACACATCACAGTCTTACCTGCTCTTCGGTGCAAGACCAATACGGAGAATCGGTGCTTAGAGATATTATCATGCAATTTTTTTTGCAGTTCTCTTGGCTTGTATGGAATCTCAAATATTGGCATTTTTAAATAAAACCCCCCTATCCTTAATGGACAGTCAAGGGTTTAGCAACTGGTATCTTATCTAGTTCTAATTCTTCTGTAATGTGCTGACTAAAACTCCAAGCATCTTCGTAATCTTCAAAGCCATTGAACATAACGATTACTGAGTTGGTAACTTCATCAACCATTACTAGCGCTTTGTATTTTGTATGTTTCATTTGGGTTTTTGTAGTTTGTATGTGTGTACCTTCTAACGTTATATTGACGCCGCCGGAAATTGCTTTGGTGGTAGGGTCGCTATAAAACCCCCCCTATTTGCCCTGTAAAACTTAAGAACGCCTGCCTGCCTGGCGCAATACAACCTATGCTGCATTTCCGATAATTGTTTGTTATCACCAGTTTTAGACAATAGCTTGTCAACAGCGCAGTAATTCTACTCATGGTTGCTAGTGATAACT